AGTTGGGTTCAAATTATCATTCTTAACTTCCACCTCCACTATCAGTATGGTATTTTCAGGCACACTGTTTGCTTTTGGCATGGTGAACTGGGCTGTTACACCTAATTGATTTATTCTTCCACCAGCCAACAACGTCGCACTACTAGAGTGTGGATAAGTTGTAGAAGATGCAGCACCAGGGTCTGCTAAAAAGAATTGACTTGCTTTACTCATAGTGATCCCTCTTTTCCAACTTGACTGATTAGCCATTTATTCATGGGTTGATTCCAATAGAACTTGTATACCATACTATCTTCGTCCAGTTCACAATTCTTATCCGAGGTTATCATTATATCCTTGGCTCCGCCTACTACTATGATAGAGTATATGGATACAGGGTCTGTAGCCCCAATCTCCACCCATTGCCCATTTAAGGGTTCTGTTGGAAGTAGTACGGTCTGATTAGCAGATTTATTATTTACTCTAACTCTGTCTCCAGCTTCCGTCTCTACAGCACTACCTATGCTAATTATTTTATTATTGGAGGTTACATATTTCCCGAATAAATTTAATATCCAATTCATATGTTGAAGAAAAGGTTTCTCTACTTCCCAACCAACTAATTGTTTTACTTCCCCAGGATCTGTTCTATTCTCATCTCCGTTACCTATATTAGATACGTGATTCTTAGCCCAGAAGGGTTCTTTTCTTGCTGCCATTTCTGACTCCTATCCAAATGGACCACTCAGGTCCGAGAATGTTATTGATACTCCTAAAGGCTTAGGTACAAAATCAGGTTCGAGCATCAGCAACTTTTGATCACTGTCTCCATATATAGGTAGATGAACGTTGAAAGTCAAATGCCCTTCAGTTACATGAACTTCAGATTGTCCTGATATCTTTTGGATTATTTCTATTATGTTTTCAATAGTCAATCTTTTATGATTTCTCACTATCTTCGCTTCAATGTGTCTTCTATAACTATCATCACCCATGAGTACATAAGTTATTTGGACGTCACCCGACGATAGGAAATTTGACCCAACTTCAAGGTCACCTATAGTTCCAAAAGTATCTCCACCCACGGATCCTTTGAATCCGAAGAAGTCACCAGAATTCTTTGGGAATACACCCCTATTCAATCCTACTATATAACCTATTGTATCCAATTGCTTACCAGTTGCGTTCTCCAGGTATCTTAAGATTTTAGCATCCTCAAGAGCTTCCTGAACCTTATATAACTCGCTAGTTAGTATTCTTAGATAGTTAATTAGGTTTGTGGAATTTTGATACTCTGGTACTAATAGTTCTAATAATCTCAATTCTGATTTGGGTGTATAGAGATCTATTCCAGTTCCGCCACCAAGCGTCTCTGCCCCCAATGGGTTCACATTCATGTTTATTCCTAGTTGTTATTGGTGACCTCATTACAAGGTCACCTCCTCATCACTCTGAGTATTCAGTCCCACCGAAGTGTGGTGCTACTGTATGTACCATAACTCCACCTATGTCGAAATCATAGTCCACACTAGGGTCAGTGAAATCAAACTTAATTATAGCAGCGCAAGCCTCCTTGTTTGTAGGCACTAGATCCAATTCTGGGAAATCAAAAGCGAAGTAGAATTTCTTCCACACCTTTGTAAGTTGAACATTCCCAATAAAGTCTACGTTTGAACCGTAATTATTCTGGGAAGCCCCAGAGTATTCAGATACAGATAAAGGTATCAGGTTTAGATTATTAGACTTAGCGTAAAACGTCAGTCCCAATCTCCTACCCCTCATTATATCATATAAGGCTTTATCACCTTGTTTGACTAGTGAGGCTTGAAAAGAGTTATTCTGGAAGGCTGGATTGGGCTGTACAGCTTCTGCATCCTTGTTGATATTAAAGTAGTAATTTGAGGGATTTCTCTCTCTACCTACTTGTGTATTATCACCAGATATTTTCTCAAGATCTACGTCACTTCTGTCCTTCCTAGTGACTATAACCCTACCCGTTGCCACGTTACTTGAGTCAAGTTTTATTAGGTAAGACCCACCACCAATTCTGCCTAGTATTCCCGCAGCTGTTGGTGTATACACTTGGCAATCACCAGGGGCAATTGTCAGGTTGGCGTTAGCTCTGTATGGTCTCTTATACTCCTCGAATTGACTGTAAGTGTCACCTTTAGTGATTCTAATTTCTTCCAATTCTGCATCTAGATAGTCATCCTGTGTACCAGACCATCCACCACGACCAATGAGTGGTCTGTAGTAACCTGATATTATGAATCTATTTGCAAACTCCGTCAGCATAGTCTCACCACTTTGCCCACCATTTACGAACACCTCAGATTCCCCATTTGAGTATCTGGTGAATCTCACGTGCGTCCAGGCATGTAAGATTACAGGTACGTCACTACTCCAATTGACATTATCCGCTATTCCATCAGCTCGATTATCTACTAATCTCAATATACCCTTATCACTAAGTGTTATAGCGAAATTCTGGGCGTCATAAGACCCACCGAAATCCAATATAGTAGCTCCTTTATCATTGGCGCTTACTGTGAAGGATTTAGGTTTGATCCAAAATTCTACACTAAAAGCTTGATTCCCAAAGTAAAATGGTGCGCTAACTGCTGTATTGTTTTCAATCTTCACATAAGAAAATGAATCTGCTAATGCATCGAACACTGTAGAAGAGTCAAACTTACCATTTAGATTAGTATAGATACCTATGTGACCTTGCATTGGCGATGAGTAACTACTAGAATCAACTAGAGTACCACCGTGATGTAAGAAAACCACTTTATCAAAATTAGGATCACTTACTGTATCTCTACCTGAGGATTCGAAGTTCTCTTTTGAAGCATTCTCAATTAAGTTCTTGTTCTCCAATATACCTTCGCTACTTGCAATGGAGTATTGATTCCTATCTTGTATTGTGTTTACACCTATGTCGATTTCACTTCTGATATTTACTATAGATTCATCCGTACAGCCTGCAATTGAATTACCAGTTATACAGATTGCGTCTGAGTCAATAACTATTATTGCTACTTTCGGTCTAGTAAAGTGTGAGCCTGTGTTCAAGTAATTATACTGCCAACCACTTGAGCCTTCGCCTTCGTTACCTTTGATAAACGTGTTACCAGTCAGTGTAAAGTCGTGAGCCTTGTTTAACACCATATGGGTAGAGTCGACATCAGCTAATGTTGGGTGATAGAATTTACCTCTCCAAGGGGCTCGTCTACCACTTCGATAGAATATACAAGAAGTTATCGACCAACCACCTGCGTTTACTACATATACAGCTTCCTCACCACACGTATCAAAGTATACATGGTTTAAGATATTTTCATTAGCATACTCAGAGAATAAACCTTTCTCGTAAATATACTCTATTCTGCTGTCGGATATAGTATTCCCAGAAGCTCCACTCAATAGCTCTATGCCGTTACGACAAGAAAATATATACATAGCCGAGTATCTGCTATCATACACCTTACTTAATCTAGCGCCTACATCACATTGGTTAATAAAAGTATTATTTACCCTGTGTACATTTGATGCGCCTTTCTGAAGCAATCCTGCTCCATCATTAAAGTGTCTTATATTTACCCCATCGAGAGATGAGCCCCAGCCTAATGATACCCCAGATATAAACCTACCGCCTATTGGTGTCCCCGACACTACACCAGTAACTTCGTCTATTTCCAGCCCAGTTGGTAGATTACCACATGTCCATACTAATGGTGCTACTGCGTTAGTTAGAAGTTGGTAGTAATAAGGTTGACCCTTTACAGCTACAGGCATACCATGATCTTTGGGCGCGTTCACTTCTAACTGAGTCTCAGCCTTACCACCGTAAAATATAATTAATGTGCTATAAACTTTGCCCGCTGAATCAGTGGCTTTAGCGTGGAAATGGAAGTTGCCAGATGTACTAGGCGTTCCTGATACTAAGCCATCCACACCATTAGGTGCAGTTGTTAGCGTCATACCGCTAGCCATTGAATTACCAATTGGAAATCCATCTTGATCATTTTCGTAGCCAGCTACTACATCCCTAGTATAGTCTATTTCCCAAGTAAATGGACCAGTACCACCACTAACTCTTATTAGATCCTCATACGGTGTGTTTAGGACTGTAGGCGTTATTACGTTATTCCATATCTTTAACCATACTGAGTTAGTGACCTTCAGGTCGTAGTGTATTAGTTCTACTGGCGTACATAATGGATAAGTAGCCGCGTCATCTAATGTGACAGCTATTCTCAGTTTATAATCACCTTGAGTTTCATTGGCAGGAGTACCACCTAGTACACCTGTAATTTTGTCAATAGTCATGCCAGTTGGTGCATCTAGCAGCCACCAAGACAATACGTCCCCCGATGGGTTCTTTGTTTCCATCTGCTGACTGTATTCTAGACCACAAGTAGCGTCCGCTATTCCACCCGCTATGGGAATTATATATTCACCAGCTACAGAGAATACCATATCTTTCTGCACAATTACAGCATCAGCATCTTCAACTTGTACTGTTACCCATACACTTGTCGCTTCAGTCTGACCAACACAAGTCACCCATCCTGAGTCAGATATTGCAAAACCTACTGGCATTGTACCTGAGCTTATTGACCATTTATAAGGTAACGCTGGGCTTATCTCTGGTGTTGTTGTTATACCCACACCAGTCTTATTCCCGCCATTAGCAACTAATTGGAATCCATGATAATTATCATCAAGTTGAGCTCCAATTATGCCGTTATTCCTAATGGTCTAACCTTCACTCTGCCTAGGGTCGTCTGGATCAATAACCCTTAGTTCAGTTGTCAATACTGCAACACCGCCAGAGGTTCTATTTATACCACGTATAATAGGATACCAAGAACCGTGTGGTAGGTTGTAACCATCCACCACCACTCCCTCTAAGAATCCTGTTTCTGTCAATCTTACTACTGAACCACCATATAGGTCAGGATAAGTTTCTATATCTTTATCAGCATATATTACAGGGGTGTTTTGCCAATTGTATTCATTAGCATAACCTGAGTCTCTTTGTGGATAAGATATAGTATTGGCATCGCCATATAACGAAGTGTTTATGTGTATCGTTAAATATTTCTTTATCAGACTGTTTCCAACTAGTCTTAGTCTATTCACAGCACCAGATGAACCTTCCCCAACTACCTCAGATAGATTTAATTTTCGTATTGTGTCTAACCCTTTCTGTATTGACGGTTGGTCGTCTGCAATCTTATTACCTACAGCCCCATACATACTTGTTGTTGGATTACCATAGAACACGCGTACCCAACACCCATCACCTTGGGGATTTGGTTGGTTTACGGCTTCAAGGTAGTCTTCTAAGTTTGCTCTCGAACCATCATAGACAATCTCTGGGTCTATAAACAAACCCCCATCATGCCAAGATTTAGCTACTCCACCAGACCATATAAATTCACCACCACCCCTTTGTTGTGTCCCATCGACCAATGCTAGATCTGGTTCTGTAGTGTAGTTGACGAAATAAGAATCAATACTTATTTTGACCTCAGGTCCAATTTTCAAGGATTGTAAATCTACAATAGAACTAGCTCTGGAACTTGCAGCTGCTTCAATGTTCTCAAGCTTACTAGTATTATTTAATAAGTTACTTGCGTCAGTTGCAGATAGAGTTACTCTAATTACATGTTCGCCCTCGCTCAACTGTATGTTGGTTGTTGGGCTTTTATTTACCGTAACACCATCCCAGCTCCAGTCGTCGTTTCTACTGATACTGTTGTTGCTACCATAATAGGTACCTTCACCAGTTACCTTTATTGATCCTTTTGAATCTTCTATTACGTATCGGACTTTATCATTGGTGACAAAAGATTTACTAATCTTTATATTACCTTTCGTTGCGCCTTTCAGTAATAATACTGTGCCTACGCCAGAGCAATGTTCTTCTGTAAAGTTTGAAAATATTTTACTACCCTCCAAACGGGATTCCCCGTTAGTATTTGTTTATAATTATCAAGTTTCAATGATAGTTATATCACTAAGCGCTAGACTAGTTTTCTCAGTATTACCAATAATTATAGTCTCTTCCCCTAGTGCATCTGGGAGTAGGGCTATCCTTATGTTTACTGTGTCGATGTTTTCTATGGAGTTGGCAGGTGAGAATAACCTAGACCACACCACATCGTCGCCCATATTAAATTTATCAATATGGTCTTTCATAGCACTCGCTACTTGTTCGCCACCCTCAGATGGTACATTATCACCTTTAGAAATAGTAACTTCCATCTTGATAGGCAACGGTACGGGTCTGGAGAACTTAATCTCTTTATCTATACCTTGGGAATCTTTCAACACCACTGTCACATTACCAAATGTCGGTATACCTATAGGTTTTGCAGATATTATTTTCTTTGCGATATCCTCTTTCAATCCACCATCTACTATAGTGTGGAAAGAATTAGGTGGGATACCTTGCACAGTTACGTTGCTATCATTATCTATTACTAGCACAGATAATATATTCAATTCACCTATTGCAGATGATATTGCTTCTTGAGTATCTGTGCCTGTTCTTACTACGGAACGTTCTCTTCTGGCTCGTAACTGGGTATCGGTTTCCCGCACAACCCCAGTACTACCCATGACACTATTTGTCACTTGATCCCATCCAGTTATGACAGTCACTACTTGCGTCACCTCACCTATCCCTATCACTAATGCACCACTATTTAAGCTAGTTGCATTCACGTCATTGGGTAGAGTGACTTCTTCGTCTGTAGAGAACTCCAATCCATCTATAGTTGCCACTAAAGATCCTGCAGGTATTATTGTACCATCGAATTGGTTATCTGAGGCTGAGACACTGATTACTACACTTGTCGGTTTGTCAAGGGTTCTTATCAAGCCATTTAGTCTTACGGCATTGTCTAAAGGTATACCCGTAGTCACAGCAGGGTTGTAACTATTGAAAACATCCTCTGCTGTAATCCATTGGGTTCCTGCCAAATCGGATATTATACCTATCAGCTGCCCATCAGGGCTCTCTGGAGAAACATCAAATATCTCCCCGTATTCACTTTTAAATCTGGCATTCAATTGTGCTACAACTTCGTCACGTGTGTAGGACTCAAAGCCGTTATCAGTTACACCCGCCATTACGAGATCTCCTGTTTAATTTCAACACCATTTTCGGTGGTAGCTGCAAAGCTAATGACCATAGTACGCTCTACTATATTAAGATCTAATTTACTCACTATTGCTACTCCTGGAGTATCTAATATAGCTTGTCTAATTATACCTTGGTATATAGTTTTATCAGCACCCTTCTCTAAGAGTGTGTTATACCATGGCAACCCTAATGTTAAGTCTAACTCCCAAGTATTGAATATAAATAATAATCTACATTTAACTTGTTGCGCTATGAATTCATCACTATTGCCTGCTATTCTTGCAGCACCACGACCTATAATTATGTCATGAGTACTGTCTAATTTAAAGTTTGACATTATATAGCCCCTGTTGATCCAGTTACTTGACCAGCACTTTTGCCTGCCGAGTCAGTAAGACCACCAGCTTTATGTACATGATCGTTATAAGAGCCTTTACTACTTGTACCCATATCCCCTGCAACAGGTGTTGCTCCACCTAAGCCAAGACCACTTGCAGTCACCGTACCTGTAACAGCTAAGTTACCAGACATATTAACTTGCTCACTTTGAAAGTTCACTAATGGCGCGGTTACGTTAACCTCTGGTGTATTTATGTTGACTGAAGTATCGCTTGTTAGGGTTGTAGTCCCATCAGGTAACATTTGTAGTATATTACCTGAGGTGTTAACTTCTATTACACCATCTGCCTTCAAAGTTATTCTCTGTGATCTGTCTGCGTTTCTTAGTTCCAAGTCGTCAGCACTGAATGCTTGAATTGGGTCTAACATACTACTAATACCAACTACGGCTACGGCATCACTTACACTAAATCGATATCTAGATGCAGGCTCTGGTCTACCTTGACTTATCTTATACTCTTTCTCATTTCTGTATACCCAATGTTCAATACCATGATCCATAAAGTGAACCATGCATTGATCGCCTATCTTCACAGGCAGGGTCATACTGAAATTTTGCACCTTAGGAAATACGCAAGGGACGTCAATCAGATTAGCAAGTTTGGTAGAGTTATAATTTGATTCCTCTGTAGCTACTATACTTTGTCTATGTAGACTTATAGTTGCTGTTTGAGTCTCAGGGAAGAATTCTACTATTTCCCCTATCATACTTGTGCACATTTCCTTAGGCATAATTATTTCTCGATAAAGTATTTATTAAAATCTATTATTAAGAACAACGATAGGTCATCAATAGAATTAACATTTTGACCTCTGTTATTCTTATTTACTGCCACCAACGATGGTAGCTTGGTATCAAGTTGTTGAACAATATTGACACCTGTTTGGATCATTATACCATGGGCTTCATTTAGGACTCCGTCTATACGCCACTTGAGTGATGTAACTAGCGCATCACCAATTGAATTATATACAACCTTACCTATAGTATAATCTACATCCCCGTAGACAAAAGCCACATCATAGAATTCACTAAATGATATTTGTTTGTGGTTCTCTTTTGAAAACTCTGCTTTAGTTGTCATGCGTATAACTCCTGTGGATTTAAGTCCTCGTAGACCATTGGCGCAACCGAGTCAATAGGGGCAGATAGAATCGTACCAGACTTATTACCTGTCACTGTCACTAGCTCTTCCAATTGGAGAGTTGCAAGCATACTATAAGAATTACTGACATCACCAGCAGTATCATAACTCCTTACAACACAGTTAAAATATGATCCCCGCATTGTAAGTACATGAATTAATTGACCTGTCCGAGTTAACTCTTTTATTTTAATGAATGTAGAGTTCACTTTCTCGAGTGACACTACTCCAACTGAGGAGGAGGCTTCATAATTCAGCCTACCCCATTTATTCACCCCTTCAATACTAGTGGAAGATTTCGCAAGCCCCAATTGTAACGCAGATGCTGACAAGGCTTCTATAGCATTTCCGTACCCCTGCTTTATTGTTGCTGTAGGCATACTTATATTTGAGGTTATTGTTTCTAGAGTTAACTTGGCGTTTTGTCGTATAGTATGTTCACTAACTTTGAAACCTTTAGACACTGGGTAAGACGTCACAATATTCTCACCTTGATGTTTCTCAACTTTGACACCATCGAAAGCCATAGCGTGCCAAATCTCTTTCTCGTCTTCCCACATTATTAGGCATTCATTCAATTTAGCCATTTATAGTTTCCTCATTTCCTGTTATCCCTGATGATGGTATAGTACATACTAATGTTGACGTCCATTCTGGACCGTGAGTGTCTCCTTTGTGGATAACTCTCTTAATCATATAGTATTGCAATACCGCATATTGTGCCACATCATCAGTAAAGAATACAGATTTATTCAGATGTGTGTAGTCTATTATCCCCTCACTAACTAGGGAGTTCACCCCACTGCCTATATCAATAACCGCTCCTGGAAATATGGAAGAGTCTAGTACGTGTTGTATCTCTAGGCTAGCTATACCAGCAATTGGTTGCCCTTTCACTTGGACTGGGTCTATTACTAGACGTTCACCGTTATTCTGCAAGTAATTAAATTCACTTGAATCAATTTCACTGTCCTTTAGTAGCGGATATATACCCACACCATTTGCTCTTACTCCCCAAGTGAAGGAATATTCCTCACCTAGGTCATTTAGAGTCTTAAACATACCTTCTTCAGGATTGCTATAGGACTTACCAATAATTTCCTGTTTCATTATCTCGCCAGTCATAGACTTGAAGTCAATAGCGCCTTTGAGATAACCAGCCGATACACATATTTGAGTTATTACATCCTTTAATGTCATCTTCTTAGTGGGTGAATTCAATCCAGGTGTTTCAAATGCATCATACTTATTGATTAATATATTACTTCCGAATGCTACAACGTATAAGAAAGTCAAACTCTCTGGTATACGTTTTACTACTGTTGCATTCATTACAAACCCCTCAAGTATTAATTGTGGGTCTACTCCTTTGTCGCGTATTTCATCCTTGTAACCAGTATATAATCTAATTCGGACTTTCTTTAAGTCCTTGTTGTTATTGGTACTGCCAGTGCTACCAGGTTCAAGGTCACCCCTAGTGAGCTTTTTAGACTCATCAGGGGCTAAGTTGAATATAGTAAGCTTACCCTTAGCTAAACCTTGGGTCAGACCTATATCTATTTCAAAGGTAATTCTGTGTTCCTCAGTTGCAAACACTAGATCCCCTGTCGCAGAATCGGTTGCTTCCAACCTTACGAAACGTTTATACATAATTACCCCTTACTATTTGCTCTACCATCGGATTTATCTTTCGGTATGTTAGCTAAGCTCGCCTCCAGTTCACCATTCGGTTTCACTGTCACACTTACTTCTACTTTCTGAGTGCTATCAGGCACTTCTTTATTTATTCCTGTAAATGTTACAGGCATCTGATATTCAGGTTTGGCGTTTCTCATAGGGTTACTACCCTCAAACATTAATCCTGAGTATCTTTCAGAGTTCTCCGATAGCCCTATACTATAAGCCAATGCTCTTGGTATATCTAGAGCTTCGTCTATTATACCACTTGTGAATCCAGCTTCCTTGAGTCGCTTAGTTCCAGCTTCGGAAGCAGTCTTGGGCTTTTCACCATCTCGCAAGCCTAGTCCAAATACATCAGCAATGTTATTTAGAACATTACCTATACTTGATATGTCCTCACCCAATGAAGTACCAGCCGCTTCAGTCAATTTAGCTATGTTGGCATCCATCCTAGCCCACTGCTCGTTAGCCTTTAATTGTCCATCAGATCTCTTCTCACTAGCAACAGCTGAGTTTAGTCCTGTCTGGTCGGCTATTGCAGACATCTGCAAGTCAGAGTAACCTCTTTTCTTACCTAAGTCTTGCATCTTAGTTAGTAGTTTGGCAGCGCTACCCTTTTCCTTCGGATCATAGCTTTGGATATCTTGAAAGTTTAATAACCCACGAGAACCCTCAACTAACTTTTCAGCACCATCAGTGAAACCTAACCCTAGACCACCTTTAGCTAAACCTAGAGTATTTATGTCCGCAGAAGCTGCCGAGGCAGATAGGAATTGAGAACTTTGTACTTGCTCTCTCTGACTTATCCAAGTCTGATTATCCATCCCCGCTGAAGCAGAATTGAATCCCATAGTTAGAGTTTTATTATTGAGCTGTCTAGCCTCATCCCATGCAGCGCCTAGAACAGCACCGATAGCATTGACACTACGACCTTTCTTACTCCTAGCTAAAGCTGATTTAATTAAACCACCAGCACTAGTTGGTCCAGTTACTGAGCCCCATGTGTCTACTATGTCACGACCACCACCACCACCTGCTTTAGGTGCTTTCATCCCTGCCGAAACAGAACCAGTACTCACCTCATCAAGACCATGCTTCGCAGCAAGTTTCTCAAATGAAGCTATGTTACCAGTTTCTACAGCTTTAGCTAGGGCTTCCTGATCTTTACCACCAAGATTATTAATCTTGTTTGCGCTTCTACCGACAGTATCCCACATAGGTGAGTGTCTATCTATATACGCTTGATCACGCTTGAAGTTATTAACTTGAAAGTTATCCGAGTTGGGACCACCTGGGTTATATAGCTCGTTAGTATTAGTAGCACCACGTCTAATCTGCAATAGATCAGCTGAGGTTTGTCCACCGATATACATCTGATGTTGCATCTGAGAATTATATCCTCGCAATGCTTTCACCTGACTATCAGTTGGGTCGTTTACGTTTATGAAACTATCCCTAGATTTAACTTCTACTATCTTCTTCCCACCACCCGCTATTGCATCTGGTGTTGCAGCTTGTCCAGGTTTGTTACTATTAAATATTAAACCCGACTCAAACATTGACGAGTCAACTTTATTCTTATAGTAACTTAGACCTAATGGTTCTAGTATATTACCAGATTCAGTATAGGCGTTACCAGCAAAGCCTTCTTTACCAATACCCATCCCTTCACGCATAACGTTAGCAATAGTTTTAGCTGTATCACCACCCCTACCAAGACCAGACATACCTTTGGTTAGTGATGAAGTAAGATTACCCTTACGGGCAGCTTTCCATATGGCATGTTGATTATCATCTACTTCACCGAACTCATTCTTACCATCAGAGATAAACCCAGATATATGAGGATTACT